CAGAACACAGGTCGGTTAGTTGTTTATGAAGACACCTTTGGAGATTAATTATGACACTACTTATTGATGCTGATTGGCTAATATATAACTCTTGTTGTGCTTGCGAACAAGACATCAGATGGACTGAGTGGGAGCATACACTTCACTCTGATGAAAGAGATATATATAATCTTATTGATAGCAGACTAGATGTATATAAAGGTATTGCTGAAGGTGACCATGACATAGTTATGTGCTTTACTTCTTACCCTACATTTAGACATGAAATATTTCCTGAGTATAAAATTAACAGGATAGGAAAAAGAAAACCTTTAGCACTTAAGACAGTTATAAATTATGTAAAGAAAAATTATGAGTCTGTATCTTATGAGAACTTAGAAGGTGATGACGTTATGAGTTTGCTTGCCAGTAATGGTACATATAAAGATCCCATCATAGTGTCAGTAGATAAGGATATGAGAACTGTACCTTGCAAGTTGATAGCTGAAGATGAGATAGAACATATTACAGAAAAGAAAGCTAACAGACATTGGCTTGAGATGTCATTAGCTGGTGATGCTGGTGACGGAATAATAGGTATTAAAGGTATGGGTATGGTTACAGCCAGCAAGACTCTTGCTAACACTCCTGATACACAAGATGCACTATGGACTAAAGTACAAGAGACATATACAAAGAAAGGTTATACCATTGCTGATGCTATCTTGAACGCAAGGCTGACAAGAATATTACGAGAAGGAGATTATAACTATAAGACAGGAGAAGTAAAACTTTGGAATCCATAAAGAAAACCCTAGAACGAGTCACTTGCTCTAGGGTTTCCTAACACTAATCCCTTGAAAGAATCGTGTCGCTTTATCAATGGGTAACCACTCCCATTAATTTAATGATAGCATGAAATCATGGCGAATAAACTACTACCACCAATTACAAATGAACTGATTGCTGGTTTAGATGCAGCATTTCCACAACGTCACCCAGACTTGTCATTATCTGATAGAGAGATATGGTATAAAGCAGGGCAAAGATTTGTTGTGGATTATTTAATTGAACAACAAAAAAGGCAACAGGAAACTATGCTAGATCAAAAACTTTTGGAGAAATAATTATGTGTATTGGTGGAAGCCCAGCTTATGCAACTCCGCAAAGACAAGAATCAGCATTTAAAGATGCACCACCTGTTGTCATGGGTAAACAAGAAGGTGTAAAAAAACCAAAAGACACAAAGAAAGCTACTGAAGAATTAAAAATTAAAAGACAAAAAGAAGAAGGCACTTATGTAAATCCTAATGTACAAAGAACAGAAGAATTATTAATGTCGTCAGGTGGCAGCAGTCAGAGAAAGCAAAGAAATAGATTAAGTAATTTGAATAAAGCTAGAAATAAAGCTAGAGTAAGGAAGTCTAATTCAAGAATGTCTGGCAGCAGATCCAGAGGGAGGAGGTAACTATGTGTGTAGGAAGAAGACCACCAGCACCACCACCATTACCAGAGCCAAGTCCAACACCACCAGCACCAGAACCCACTGCAAGAAGAGTTGTTACTGGCAGCCAAAGAAGTGCCACTCTTAGCAGAAGAAGGGCTGATGAAACAGGTGGTGGTAGAAGAACAAATAGACTTGGATCTCTTAGAAGAATAGGTACAAGATCATTACGAATCCCTTTGTTAAATACAAGTGATTTGAACTACCCTTTATAGCATGGCTTATTCACCAAATAACAAAACAGCAGCAGCTTTATATGCTCTGTATGAACAAGAAAGATCAACCTTTCTTAGAGAAGCCAGAGATTCATCAAAGCTTACTTTGCCTAATCTGATACCAGAGAACGCTAGAGGTACAAGAAGTAAAACCAAAACTCCATTCCAAGCAGTAGGAGCTAGAGGTGTTAATTCATTAGCAGCAAAATTACTGCTTGCTTTGTTGCCACCATCTACTCCTTTCTTTAAGTTGACGATTGATAGTCTTGCCCTTATGCAAGAAGGTGCTAGTGAACAAAAGTCTGAAATGGATAAAGCTTTGAGGGTTATAGAAAATGCTTTGATGTCTGAGATAGAAGTATCAAACGATAGGGTAGGAATGTTTGAAGCACTCAAGCATTTAATAGTTGGTGGTAATGTTTTGTTATACCTAACAGATAAAGGACTACAAGTATATCCATTAGAAAAGTATGTGATACGAAGAGATCCTAATGGTAATACATTAGAGATTATTATTAAAGAAACTATAAATGCTCAAGCACTGCCAGCAGACTTTTTAGAGCTTATTAAACAGAAGGAAGAATACAGTCCTGATGATATGGAAGATGAGTTAGATATATATACACACGTTAAAAGAGTTAATGATTCTTTTATCTGGCATCAAGAATGTAAGAACGAAAAGATACCAAGTACAGATGGAATGTCTAAAGTAGATGTCACTCCTTTTATTCCCCTGCGTTTTATCCGCCAATCGGGAGAAAGTTACGGAAGGGGATATGTAGAAGAGTATCGTGGGGATTTGATTTCTCTTGAAGCTATGATGAAAGCAATAATCGAAGCAGCAGCAGCGTCAGCACGTACTTTATTTTTGGTCAACCCAAACGGAGTTACCAGAGCTAGCACTTTAAGTAAAGCACCGAACGGAGCTATCAGAGAAGGTTTGGCTAGTGATGTATCTGTACTTCAAGTCAATAAAGGTAATGATCTGCAAGTTAGTTTTACAGCTATTCAAAGAATAGAAGCAAGACTTGAGTATGCTTTCCTTATGGCAAAGGCAGTACAACGTGACGCTGAAAGAGTTACAAGTACAGAATTGAAAATACTTACTAACGAATTAGAGAATAGTCTTGGTGGAATTTACTCTATCTTGACAGAAGAGTTTCAACTTAGATATTTAAAAAGACGTATGCACTTACTGGTTAAGTCTGGTAAAGCACCCAAGCTACCTGACAACATAGTGAAACTACATATCATCACTGGACTTCAAGGACTTGGTAGAGGTCATGATAGAGACAAGCTAATAGAATTTATAACAACTGTATCTCAAGCTTTAGGTGGAGATATTATGAGACAGTTCGTAAACTTAGATGAAGCAGTTAAGATGCTTGCTACCTCGATTGGCATTGACAGTACGAATCTGATAAAATCACCACAACAGATTGCCGAAGAACAACAGCAGCTACAGCAGCAAGAACTTGTTCGATCACTCGGTAGTGCTGCATTATCATCACCTTTGCTTGACCCACAAAACAATGCAAAGGCAGAACAATTACAGGAGCAAACTAATGCCAACCAGCAAGCCCCAATCCAAGAGTAAAAAAAACGAAGAGACAGCAATGCCTAAAGCTGTTGTTAGTCAGTTAGGTGTAAACGATACACCAGAACCTACTGAACCCAGAGTGGTTAAAACAAAAAATGGTAATACAATAACTTATAACTAATAAATTTTTATGACATCATCACAAGTACAGGCTAATGAAACCCCACCAATGTCAGCACAAGACATTGAAAGTTTAAAAGATGAAAATGGTCTTATCGCAGGCAAGTTTAAAACTGTTGAAGATATGGCTAATAGTTATAAGGAACTTGAAGGTAAGCTTGGTGATATAGAAAGAACTAAAGAAGAACCAGAAGCTACAGATGAAGAACCTAAAGCAGAAGAGTCTGACTTTAATGCAGAAGAATTATATGGCGAAGGTCTTGCATCTGTATTAGAAGAGGTAGGGATTGATGCAGAAGACATAACTCAAAGATTTACTGAGTCAGGAAATATAAATGAAGATGACTATTCAAAATTAAATGAAGCTGGTTTTTCTAAACAAGTTGTAGATACCTACCTTGATGGTCTTAGAGGTGCTTCAGCAAACACAGAAGATATTTCGACAGCAGCAGCAACCGAAATAAAAAATTCTGTAGGAGGAGAAGAAGCTTATAATGAATTAGTACAGTGGAGTTCTAATAATTTACCAGAAGAAACAATAAAATCTTTTGATGAGTTATTAAATACAGCTAGTGTACCTGTAATAAAAATTGCAGTAGCAGGGTTAAAAGCACAAATGAATCAAGCACAAGGTTATGAACCAGATTTGATTGGAGGTCGTTCACCTCGTAGTGACAAGAATCCATTTCAAACACCAGCAGAAGTTACTGCTGCAATGAACGATCCTAGGTATGGTAAAGATGCAGCATATACTCAAAGCGTGTATGCAAGATTAGAAAACTCAGATGTAGTCTAATGGCTAACAAACCTACAAAACCAAAACTTTATGCAAGGATAAAAGCTAAAGTAAAAGCAAGGGTCAAGAAATGGCCTAGTGCTTATGCAAGTGGACAACTTGTTAGAGAATACAAAGCTGCTGGGGGAGGTTACACTAAAGCATGAAAAAACTAACAGCCAAACAAAAGAAAAGTCTTGATAAAACTGGTGATGGTAAACTCACTAAAGAAGATTTTTTATTAGTTCGCAGATTAAAAAACAAAAAGAAAAATGGCAAAGCTAACTCTTAGTCAAATGCGTACTCTGAAAAAACATTCAGAGCATCATTCCAAAAAACACATGGACGAGATGAAAAAGAATATGCGTAATGGTATGTCTTTTAAACAGGCACATACCATAGCACAAAAGAAAGTAGGCAAATGAGTCTTGATAGATGGTTCAAAGAGAAATGGGTTGATGTCAAAACAGGTAAACCCTGTGGACGAAAGAAAGGTGATGGCAGACCTTACCCTGCTTGCAGACCATCTAAAAGAATTAGTAGCAAGACACCTAAGACTACAAAAGAATTAAGTAATAGAGAAAAGTTAAAATTTAAACGATCAAAAACTAGCAGTAAAAGGATAAGTTATAACCACAAAAGACGACAAAGAACAGCATAACTGTTATATTTTATTTAACTACTCTTACTCGTAGTTCATGTCTCCACGCAGAAAATCTTTATCTCTTAGAAAGTCTGACAAGAATCCAACAGGAGGACTGTCTGAAAGTGGGAGAAGAAGAATTAATGCAGCTACAGGTTCAAAGTTGCAACGACCTGTCACTAAAAAAGGTGGTCTGACACCTAGAGAAAAGGCTCGTAAGAAATCCTTTTGTGCAAGAATGTCAGGAGTAAAAGGAGCTATGAAAGATAGTAAGGGCAGACCAACACGCAAAGCTCTTGCATTACGCAAGTGGAATTGCTGATACTTCTAATAACAAATCAAGAACTTCTAAGTGCCTGATACGTCAGATAACGCTCAGAGAAATGATTACCAAAAGAAGTAACCAGATTATTTATTTTTATTCAAGGAGTTTAGAATGGCTAACGCCACAGTTTCTAGGCTTGGTCTTGTCAATAATACTGGTACTAACTTTGATGAATTATTTTTAAAGGTATTTAGTGGAGAGGTTCTAACTTCTTTTACAAGAAACAATATCTTTAATGAGCAGCTTCATTCAGTTCGTACTATATCATCAGGCAAGAGTGCAAGCTTTCCAGTTTTAGGTACAGCTACAGCAGCGTATCATACAGTCGGCACTCCTCTCGTAGGAGCAAACCAGATCAAAGCAAATGAAAAAATTATTTCTATTGACGATCTGTTAATAAGCCAAGCATTTGTCGCTCAAATTGATGAGCTTAAGAATCATTATGACGTAAGGGCGACTTACGCTGATGAGCTTGGAAAGGCTCTAGCCAAGCAATACGATTTGAACGTAGCGAAGGTAATAGCTAATGCTTCCAGAGCTTCTACTACTCTTAGCGGTGGTGATGGCGGTACAGTTCTTACACTTGCTTCTGGTAATACTGCATCTGCAAATGTTACTGGTGATGAGTTAGCAGCAGCTATCTATGACATTGCACAGACATTTGATGAAAGAGACATTCCACAAACAGATCGTTTCTGTGTACTACCACCAGCCGAGTACTACAAGTTAGCTGAATCAGCTACAAGAACAGTAGATACAGACTTTAACCCACAGGGTAATGGTTCATTTGCATCAGGTAAAATTCAGCAAATTGCTGGCATACCTGTAATGATGTCAAACAGTGTGCCACAGTCAAACAGATCTGCTGCTTCTGGTGAGAACAATGCTTACAATGGTGACGATAGTAAAACTATCGGTCTTGTATTCCACAAGTCTGCTGTAGGTACAGTAAAACTTATGGACATGAAGACTGAGATCTCAGGCTCTGACTACAATTTAATGTATCAGGGAACGCTGATGATAGCAAAGTACTTGCTCGGGCATGGAATTTTAAGACCTGAGTGTGCAGCTACTATTAAGTTATCTGCTTCCTAATTAACATTTATAGGGTATCTTATTATTAGATACCCTTTTTTTATGTACACAACTAAGAAAAAAAAGAAAACAGGCAAGAAAAAAAAGTCTGGTAAAATGACTCCTAACAAATCATCTCTTCAAATATCATCAAAAAAGTATTAGACAATGACTGTAGCTGCAACCACAGAACTTGAATGTATAAACATTATGCTTGCTGCTATTGGAGAAGCACCTGTTAATAGCTTGACAGGTACAGTACCAGTTGATGTACGAATAGCACAGTCAACTTTAACTGAAGTAAATAAACAAGTGCAGTCAGAAGGGTGGAGTTTTAATACTGAAATAGATGTAACCCTTACAAGAAATGCAAGTAACAATGTGGCTTTAGGTACTGATGTATTAAGAGTAGATGCACAAACTTTTGACCACCCATCAATAGATCCAATACAAAGAGGATCTAGGTTATATGACAGAAAAAATAATACATTTGTATTTGATGAAGATTTAAAATGTACTGTTGTTTATTTCAGACCTTTTGATGAATTACCAGAACAAGCTAGAAGTTATATGACTATAAAAGCTGCAAGGCTATTTGTAGATAGATTGATTACTGATAACTCATTAAGAACTTATACACAAGAAGATGAAATAAGAGCTAGATCAGTACTTATGGAAACTGACTTAAGCAATGCAGATCATAATATGCTTATAGGTGATCCAGCTATATCTGATGCTATAAATACATTTAGTCCTATTGATGTTCTAAATAGATAATTATGCCTGTCATTTCAAGATCTATACCTACTTTATTAAGAGGTATATCACAATCATCTGACTCTGCAAAACAAGCAGACCACGCAGATATACAAGATAATGCTGACAGCAATCCAGTTATAGGATTAATCAAGAGATCAGGACTGCAATATATAACAAATTTAAGTAATACGACTGTAGGCAATGTACATATTCAAACTATTAATAGAGATGCAAATGAACAATATGTAGCAGTATTCAGTAATGGAAATGTCAAAGTATATGAATTAGATGGTACAGAACTAACAGTCCACAAACCAGATGGCACTTCATACTTAAATACATCAGATCCTAGAAGTGTTATAAAGACAGTGACTATTGCTGATTTTACTTTTGTTGTTAATACAAGTATTACTACAGCAATGGATAGTGCTTTGTCTCCTAACAACATCACACAAGCTGTAGTGTTTGTTAATAGCGTTTCAGATGATACTACCTATTCAGTAACAGTAGATGGAGTAACAGTAACAGATGACACTTCTAATGATTCAGAACTAAGCACAGAACAAGTAGCAACAGATTTAAAAAATGGTTTAAATTCTGGGTTGTCAGGTTTTACCATTGCACAGAATGGAAGTGTTTTACATATTAAAAAAAATGATGGCAGTGATTTTTCTATTGATGGTAAAGATACACAGGGTAATACACAACTAACAATAGTTAAAGATTCTATTCAGAGATTTACAGATCTACCTACAGTTTCACCCAATGGATATGTAGTTGAAATTAAAGGAGATGAAGGAACTAACTTTGATAATTACTACGTTAAGTTTGTTACTAATAATGGTGGTGCATTAGAAGAAGGACAATGGGAAGAGACTGTAGATAAAGGTATTAAGTTTAAATTTAACTATGACACTATGCCCCATGTTTTGATAAGACAGGCAGATGGTAATTTTAGATTTGCAAGAGTTGATGGAGATTCATATACAGCTAGTGGTCAATCTTTTGATTTACCAAAATGGGGAGAACGTACTGTAGGTGATGAAGAATCTGCACCTGATCCATCTTTCATAAATTCAAAAATTAACAACGTATTCTTTTTTAGAAACAGGTTAGGTTTTCTAGCTGATGACAACGTAGTGCTATCAAGAGTTAGTGAGTTCTTTAACTTCTTTCCAGAAACAGTCTTATCTGTAATTGACTCAGATCCTATAGACGTAGCTGCATCACATACTAAAGTTGCGATTCTTAAAAACGCAGTAACTATGGGAGAACAGTTGATCTTATTTTCAGATCAAACACAGTTTGTACTAAGCAGTTCAGCAGACAATATGACACCTAAGACAGCTAACGTGCTAGTAGCAACAGAGTTTGAGAGTAGTGACGCTGCACAACCTGTAGGATCTGGTTCTAGTATTTACTTTCTTACAAAGAAAGGTACGTTTGCTGGTATTAGAGAATATATAACACAGTCAGATGTCACAGTAAAAGATGCAACTAATACTACAATTCATGTACCAAGACTAATACCAAGTGGAATATTTAAACTTGCTGTATCAAATAACCAAGATGTTTTAGTTTTATTAGGTACTGACAATCCAAACAGGTTATATATAAATCGCTGGTTGTATGGTTCTAATGGTCAGAAGGTATTAAACTCTTGGTTTACTTTTACTATAAATTCAAATAGAACCATAAGAAATATTGATTTTATTGGTACTGATTTGTTTTGTGTAATAGAAGAAGCTAATGGTACAACACTAGAAAAGATACCTTTTGAGAATAATTTTAAAGAAACCAATGCAGACTTTGAGTTCTACTTAGATCACAAGGTTACAGAAGCGACTACTGGTGTATCAGTTGCTTATAATTCAACCACTAAAAAATCTACATTTACTGTGCCTTATAGATTAAGAGCTTCAATGGTAGTAGTCGGTAGATATTTAGCATCAAATGAAACCAGCACTTTTGTTGATTTACAAGGTAATACAAGAACTTTAAAATCTGGTACTGTTTTAAAAACAACTAATACATCTGATGGTAGTACAACAACAATCACAACAGATGGTGACTTTAGAAATGCAAAGTTTATTATTGGAGAACCTTATGAATTTCATTATAGATTTAGTGACCAGAGAATAACAGAAGCATCAGGGCAAAGCAGTGCTGAAATTTTAAGTGGTAGATTACAGCTAAGATATTTTTATTTAAAGTTTGAAGATACAGGTTTTTTTAAAGTAGAAGTCACACCACAAAATAGAGATACAAGTACACATAAATTTACTGGTAGATTATTAGGTTCTAGTTCTAGTGCTATTGGTGAGATTAATTTAGAAACTGGTACGTTTAGAGTTCCTATAATGAGTAGAACAGATCGAGTAAATATAGATATAAAAAACAATACTTTTTTACCAACACAACTATCAAGTGCAGAATATGAAGCTATGTATCATATAAGAAGCAGACGTATGTAAGTATGGGTTATTTAAGAAAATCAAAAATATCAGACTTAAATCACGTTTGTTCTAATATAAGAAATATAGATAAATTAGAAATTTTATATCAAACAAATAAAGATCCAGAAGTAGCTTTACGATTATCATATCTCCATAGTAAAACTGTCATGACTGTAGCTGGTGACAACGATCAGCCAATGGGTATATGTGGAGTAGTTACAGGTGGTTGTATATGGCTTATAACAACAGATGAATTATTTAGTAATAAAAAATATAGAATACAATTAATAAGACAAGGTAGAAAATGGGTTGACAATCTGTTGAAATCTTACAAAATCCTATACAATGTAGTATATGCAGAAAATGATTCTGCAATTAAGTGGTTGAAGTCTCTTGGTTTTCAATTTACTACATACCATAAAGAATATGGAGAACATAAAAAACCATTCTTTGAATTTATGAGGATCAAATAATGTGTGCTGCTATCCCTGCTCTTGGTCTTACAAGTAAATTAGCTGGTGGATTATTTCTAGGTAGTCTTGCTATAGGTGCTGTCTCAACAATACAAGCACAAAGAGTAGCAAACCAACAGGCTAGTTACGCTTACGAATCTGCAAGACGTAGTGCTTTATCTGCTGATGCTGCATTTGCAGCACAACAAGAAGCTGTTAGTTCAAGACTAAGAGAAGAAAGGCAAGCAGCAGCACAAAGAAGACAACAAGCTTCTATAAAACAATTAGAAGCACAGGGAGCTATTGCAGCAACAGAAGGTGTATCAGGTAACTTGGCTGCATTATTAGATAGAGATGCACAAAGACAGGCAGGGGTTCTAAGAGATACAATCAATCAAACAATGGAATCAGCAGATAGACAATATGAAAGAGATATAGACGGATTAGAAGCACAGAGAGCAAGTAGAAGAAATGAAGCTGTTGATTTTCAAAACAGAGCATTTACTGAAGCATCAAAAGCACCAACATTATTAGATACTGTGGCTCAAGCTGCTACATTAGGACTAAATAGCTATATAGCTTTTAATAGAAGATGACCAACAGTTTTCAACCACAGGCAAGACCAGTAGATACCTTTGTACGACAAAGTAGAAATGCAGCTATCAATACCAAAGATGCTTTTGGTCAGCTTGCCAGTGCTTTATCAATCATTAATCCTAGTCTTAGAAAAATGCTAGAGAGTGAGATTGAAAAACAAAGAGGTATTATAGGTGCTGAAGCAAAACAGGCTGCTAAAGAAATGTACGACCCAAAAAGTCCTAACTATGTAGATTTATATAATCAAGCAGTAGATCAACAGTTTCCAGAAAATGCAGAGCTTGAAAATACAGAACAAGAATGGGGTGATACTTTACAAAATGTAGAAAAAACAAGAGGTTCAACAGAAGCACAAATATTAGCTGGCAGAAGTCCTTGGTTTAAACACAACTTTAATAAAAGAAAAGCTACTTTACTTGGTCAAACCTTTGCTGATAACTTACAAAATAGATTTTATACTGATACTGCATTAGATGATAAAGGTGTAGAAAGACCTATTTCATCATTTCCTACTAACAGCACTCAATTTCAAAACTGGCAAGCAACAAATAGAAGTCCATATATAGAAAAACTAGATGTCGAGCCTTATTACTTTAATAAATTCTTTGTACCAGAATTAGATAAAGGACACGATAAAGTACAGGAACTATCTCGTACAGTATATCCACAACAAGCTTTTGAATCTTACAAACAAGTATCAGTAAATAAAATAAATACTGCTATAAACAAGTACAAAAAATTAACAGGTTTACAAGGACAAGTTTTAGCAGATGCAGAAAAAGATTTAAGAGATGATTTAGCTAATGACAATAAAGAAATAAGAAGATTATTTAAAGGTAAAAACTTTAACAGTCTTTTAAAAATACAAATAAATACTATTAAAGAAAATGCTTTAGAAATAGCTTTTAGCGGAGAAGAAGGTGCAGTCGATAAAGCTAGAACTTTATTAAATGATTTTGCTAAATACTTTCCTACTAACGATAGTGGTACATCAGTATTAAAAAACCACCCAGAGTTTTTAAAGATAAAAAACCAATTTGAAAAAGATATGCTTGAACTTGAAGATGACATATTAGATAACACAGAAAAGTTAAACAAAGAAAAATTAGAGAATACAGCCTATAGCTTGTTATCTAACCCTGATACAACAGCACAAGACGTACAAGATTTCTTGCAACAAAATCCATCATCAGATATAGCTGATTATATGAATGAAACAGTTGTTTTAGCAAGACCAGAGACTTTCAATAGATTAGATCAATTAGAAATAAATGCTTTAACTGAAGGATTTTATCCTAATAAATTAACAGCTATGCAAGAATTAAGGAGTTGGTATAACAGTACTTTAAAACTACCAAGTCAAAGAGAGGCTTTTTTAAGAGTAA